TTAATATTTACATTAGTCACAGTATGAGTATTTCCAGATGTCCAAGTTTGGATTGTTCTGGTGTAATACTTTAATACTGGAATAAATTCTGCTAAATCCTTCATGTTTTAATAATTCTTGGGATCTCCGGTGGCCAGTATTTCTACTGACCCCGGGTAAATCCTAAAAATCGTTTATTTACTACGACCTTTATTAACTGGTGATACCAACTGCGATTCCACCAAATCGTGGGTTCTTACAAATCAAATTACCCATTAAGATAATATGACCAACCCTACCATACTGATCGATTGGGGTATTAAACCCAGAGAAACTAAATCCTGTTACTACTGGAACATTTGCATACACTCCTTCAATCAAATCGCTCTTGAATGATACTGGCTTGTATCCAGGCATTGTTGATGGTAGTCCGTAAAAGGACAAATCATCATCTCTGATGTGGAACATATACCCTGCGGTACATTTCTCATCTGCTACGATTGGAACACCTGAATGATAGATTGCGTCAAAACCTTGTTGACCTCTTAGATCAGTACCGGCTCCGACTGCTCCTGTTCGAGTCATCTTGGCATATCCTCTTGAATCTGATTGGCTTAGGTTCGTTTGAACTGTAGGCGTTAATAGTTTTTCATAATAACCCCATACAGCGTCTGTGGTAACGATCATGTTTGCTTTTCTGTTTCCATGCTTAGTAGCATTCATTTGAGTTCTCATTGCTGTCAAAGTGATTGCTCCACCGATATTTACATAGTTACCTTGTAATCCATAAGCGCTTCTATCTAATCCACCATAGGTTGTTACACCTAAGGTGTCATCGTCATAAGCATCAATCAATGATTCAAATGCTTTGCCAGTTTGAGCTGTGTAGAACATATCTGAAATATCATCAATCATGTCCTGTGCATCAGATTCTAATTGCAATGCAACTAGGTCTGTAACCTTGGCTGTAGCATTTACATCTACTTCCATTTGGTCAATAACACAAGGCATTTCGTATCCTGTTGGTCCGAAATACATATTCTCTCTGTTTTCTGTCTTGGTGGTTGAGAACTTATCTAATCCATCAAAACTTGTTCCTTGACTATTCGCTACATACTTGACTGGAATCTTGTACTTAGATCCCTTCCATGGCTTTTGATTACCAAGTAATCTTAGGGTTAATGGAGATGCGTTAAGAATTGTATCTACTGTCTTTCCAACCAACTTCTCCATTGTAGTTGTCTTTACTAATGCTGCTCCTGAAAAATCTTTACTCATTTTTATTGCCTCCTAAAAAGGTTAATCATTATTCATTCGCAATCTCGTCTATGCTTTTATTGTGAATGTCATTATAATTAACTCCTTCGCTTTTTACTGTAGTAGTCTTTTTAGAAGTACCGACTTTTTGTCCTGCCTCTGTCCTCACTTTATTTTTAGCTTTATCTTTTTTCTTAGTATTTATAGCTTTCTCATCATACCATTCTCTCCATTGACTAGCTGCTCGGTTTAGATCTGTGATCTTATGCTTTACAGCATATTCGAGCATACTGTCTTCTTCTTCTTTGCCGTTGATCAATCCCTCTGCTTTTAAGTCATTGATACTATCATTAATTCTATCATCAATTTTTCTTTTATCATTTTCGTCTTTATCCTTCTGGTCTTTTTGAATCTTTAGAAATTGTTTGATAGTTAATGGCTCTTCTTCATCGTCAATCTCCGGGTCTTTACCAAAGTTCTTTAATTGCTCTTGAATGGCTTCTTGATTCTCCTTTATCTTCGCCATCTCCTGGCGAGTTAAGGTATAACCTTTTTGAACTGCTTTAGCTAAATTGTGAGTTTCCTCAAGACTAATGTCGGTTTCTTTAGATTGTTTTTGAGTTTTTTTATCAGAAGGTTCTTCTTCTTCTTCCTCTTCTTCCTCCTCCTCTTCTTCTTCTTCTTCTATCTCCTCGTTTTCTTCTTCACCTTCTTCTAATACTTCCTCAGAAACTTGATCTGTTGTAGACATTGTTTTTTAGATTCAGTTCCTCAATATTGAAATTGAGTCAAAATCCGTTTTTAATAATCTTTTTAATTCGACCTTTAATTATTAATCCTTATTTTTAATTATTGCCACTACCTCGTGGTGGTAATTCACTACTTCCGAATTTAGCAAGATGTCTTTTCTTGCGTTCAATCTCACTCCTAGGATTGCCATATCTTCTTCCCTCATTTTTAACCATTTTACTAAATTCTTTTTTTAGATTTCTTTTTACCATATATTTATTTGAATAATTCTTTTAATCTTTCTGTGAATGACATTGATTCTCTTCCATCAAGTTCTTCTCTTAGTAACCTATTCCTATCTTGAGTTGCTATGTTCTGCTCATTGCTATTAATGTATAAATCTTGAAGTTCTTTTATACTATCTTTGATTGCTAAATAATCTCCAATTGATATCGACTTTTTATATTTATCTATTATTCCCATTATGAAATCTTGTATTGTAGCCATTATTGTGCGCCTCCGCCTCCTTTAATTTTTGCTACTACCTGTCTTGCTGTCTGAACCATTTGTTGTTGCTTTTCTTTTGGTAGCTTCTTAAACTCCGGTGAACTCATTATTTGTTTTAGTCGTTCTAATTGTTGTGCTTGAGGGTTATTAGCTCCCTCAGCTCCTCCTGGTTGCTCTGGTTGTATCTTACCCGTTAGTCTGAGCCACTCAAATAGTTTATCTGCTCTCTCTTCTGGCTTACCATATCCTAATTCTTCAAATAATGTTTCAGGATCAATGAAATCTGCCTTTGCCAATTGTCCTGCCATTTCTGCTCTACTTGCCTTATCTACTGGTAGTGTTGATCCTTTCTTGACCATAACTATTACTCCATTTGGAATTTCTTCTGGTGATAGTTTGACTGTTTCCTCTCCATCACTAAATTCTTCGTCTTCTAATCCATAAACCTTAATGAAATGTAAATACATATTGTACCAACTCTCCATGAACTGCTCGACTCTACGAACAATTGCATCTATCCTTCCTGTATCTGATCCTGCCAATAGTTTTCTGCCTCCTAGTGTTTCTTGCTTCTGACTCTCTCCTCTTACTGTTCCATGCGTTCCAAATATATTATCTATTTCACTTAAGCTTTGCGCCATGTCTTCAAATATCCATGCTTGTGCATTTCCTCCTTCTACCTTGACCTCGTTTATATTCCCTTTATCTAACCAAAGTCCTACCATTCCGTATTCATTAATGAACTTCTGAAACTCTTCCTTTGAGATTGCATTGCTTGATGCTGTAATTAGTTTCTTATTCTCTTCTGCCAAATCAGATATTTGACACTTTCTTTTATTAACTGCATCTTGTAGTTTCCTAGTTTGACTTATTAAAGAAGTATCGTCATATATATCTTTACCTAAGTTGAATACATTTAATATCAAATATGGGAATGGTGGCTCTTTGAATAAATTGCCTGTCTTTCTTCCCTTGCCGTCTTTTCTATATAAAAAGTTTGGATTTCTTTCTTTATCTAAAAGTATATCTCCAAGTTTCCATGCTACCCATTCTCCACCTCCACCCCAGAACTCTATGTATTTAAGTTTTGTCTTTTCTTTATGTTCTCTATACTTTTCATCAATATCTTTTTTCTTCTTTGGAAACTTCTTTTTTAAGTTCTTGATTGTATCTTCCAGGTATTCATAAGCATATTCACATTCATCTATCGATGTGGCCGTAGGATCAAATCCCATTTTCTCTGCTCTTACTACTTCTGTTATAACTCCATCATCCCATCTAACTTTCCAAATCCCGATAAAGTATAATCCCCAATGTCTAACTACTTTTTGAAGTTTATCTTGGAGTTTCTGTTTGACCTCATATGCTATTGATAATGCCTTGACCATTCTCTCTCTTAATTCATTAGGAATATCTCCTATGATAGTTGGTTCTGGTGTCTTGGCTGTAATGATTGGCAATATAGTTTCAAAGTCTGTGAAGATTCTATTGTCTACAATCTTTGCTCTCCCTGGATGGATGTCTTTCTCATCAAGATCTGTTCCTCTCCCCCAGTATTCCTCATTTATCTTTCCTGCCTTGTCCATCATATCTTTCAATGTTTGAGATTCTATTACTGCACTCTTGATTGCTTCTACTAAATCTTCATCAGATTCTTTATATTCTAAAGCTTGCCGTTCCATAACGACTTCTTGTTCTAGTGTTGTTTCTTCGTTTGCTTTTGACATAATTGTATAATTAAAAACGACCCAAAACTCCTCAATATAAAATATATCGAAAAGCTTTTTGGATCGTAATCCGAGGCGCTTGACTTATCTCCACCTCGTACTATATTTATATCTTTATAATATATCTAATTTGGTACATGTGTCAAGTCTTTTTTTGTGGATAATTTTCATTACCAAATCCTTAAACTTAATTGGTTTTTTATTACATCTTGAACACATGATTTCTCCATCATGCAAGTCCTGGTTCGACTTAAACATTATGTTATTGCACCTTGGGCAATAGTATATGAATTTATATTCTTTCTTCATATGTCTTTTCCTATTTGGTCCATGACATATAATCCTATTACTGCTAAGAAGAAAGCTACTATGATTATTATTGTTTTCATTTGTTTAAATTAGCTTTTAATATGGGTTTGTTTTTAGACCTATGAAATTTAATGTGTTCACTCTGAGAAGAGAAAAGGTAAAGATTTTCTGGTCTATCATCGTCTGTTATTTCATTTAGGTGGTGTATAATTTCTTTTTTGGTTAAATATCTTCCAAGACATTTTTCAGCGACAAGACGATATCTAAATACATATCCGCCACTATTAACAAAAGGATGTTCGGGTTTCCAAATATACCAACGACCTTGAACTTTTGTTTTGCCACCTTTCCAAGCTGAGCTATTTCCACCAATAAGTTTTCCTTTGAGAGTATTACTTATTTTTTCTTTAGTTCTTTTAGTATGATGTATACCTTTACGAGAAGGAGGAATAACGCCCATTTTTTTATTATATGCACTCAATTTCTCTTTAGTTTTTTGAGATAATTTTTTACCTTTATGAGCTTTACCTATTTTCTTTCGATGCTCTTTTGTTTGTTTATATCCTTTTTTAGACATGAACTCATTATATCATCTATTGTTTACTTTCGCCAGTCTTTACTATTTTGAAACTGATTCTTTTCTATCATTTCTTGTATATTAAATGCTGTTGGATCATGAGCTAAGTCTTCTGCTGGTCTTGACCAGTTCATTACCTTGGCTCGACCTGCCTTGAGCAGTCCAAGGTAGAAATATATCGTTGAGAAGATATGATGATTCTCTCCTGATGTTTCCCATACTTTCCTTGTTACTCCGATCGTGTCTGTCTCTTCTATTTGATAAAGTGTTTTCCAATGGTCTATGTAATCCAATAATTCTTCCGGCTCCACATAGAACTTCATGTTGCTATCTACGAACTCATCTATCACTCTTTGGATTATCTTTGTCCTATCTACATAGACGGCCATTTTGTCAGGATCCCATTTAACTGCATCTGGTTGGTCCTTATCTCTCTTGAAATATGTTAGCCATACTCTTCCACGATATTTATCTCTTAGCTTTCTTGGCTTGGTTAGATCTCCTAGTCCATCAAATACTGCGAGGGCCTCATACTTTTTCATTAGAAACTCTATCTCGTCCCAGTCAGTTGTTACTCCAACTTTGAATATGCCTTGCTTGTTGCCTAATGTATAATGCATTCTTAGTCCTGTATCTACTCCTATCACATTGTTTACTTTGAAGTTTGGCTCTCCATAAACTACATTCTTTAGAATTAACTCTGCATCTACTGTTACATCTGATCCTATGTATGGTAGTCCTAGGTTGAAGTTATAGAAGTATTGCTTTGTGCTATTCTTTTCTGATTCTATCAACTTGCTTGCTGATATCCATGGTGCCATCATATGCGATATCCAGTATCCACTAATTTCTTTGTCCCTATACTTTCTAACCCAAAACCCATTTCTGCGCGTATCATCTGTTATCTCTTTTTTACATTTCTGGCATATGTATATTCCTTTTTCTTTGCATACATTCTTATAATAATCTAACCATTGCAATTTGCCACATCTTGGACATTTTATAAACCAATGCTTCTGATCTGATTTGTCCCATAGCTTCTGTGTTAGCGTTCCTGGTACTGTTGGATTTGAGAAGTACCATTTGCCTCCATATTGTGATGCCTCTAGTCTTGACTCGTACTGCTCTATGATTGTCTGGTCACTACGATCTGATTCGTCATGGATGTTTAGATCACTGGTTAGCATGATTCCTACTCCTGATTGCATCTTCTCTTTCTGTGTCTTCTTGCTGAATGTTCCTCTGTAATATACAAATCTTTTATCAATCTGTTTTAGGAATGTTGTATCTTTTTCTTTAACCCAATTAGACAGTTGTGAGTTGTTCGCTATTATGGGATTTACCTTTGATGAAACGAACTGCATTACATCTCCGAATGTTGGTAGTGTGTATATTATGTTCCATCCCTTATTTCTTGCTGCGAAGAAACTCTTGATAATCTCTAGTGTTGAAAATCCAATCTGTGATGCTTTGCGACATGTTTGTATTGGACTCCAGTCATTGAATATGTCTTCAAGGAATCTTCTGTCCTTGAACTCCATTGATATATCCTTCTCTGTCTTCATCTCATTGTCTTTAATCCACCAGAGGATTTGCTCCTCCCATGATGCTTCTAAGAAATCTCTAAATCTTTTTTTTGAGTTTATCAGTTGTTTCTTCATTTTTATATCCAAATATCCTATCCCAAGCTTTTGGGTTTATTGAAAATGATGATTGCTTTCTCTTATTGCCTCTGTCCCTCTCTGTTCCAATCGAAGGATTACTATCTTTACCATATAGTTTATCGAACTGGTCATTTGTATATCCGTCCTTACTCAGTGGCTGTTGTATGTCGGCCATGTCCTGCCCTGATAGAATTGGTTTCTTTGGAACATGTGCCATTATAGTCCTTTATGAAATTCTTTTTGAATTTTCTCCATTTTTCTAATAATATCTTTGTAAATTGGAATATACTTGCTAAATAATATAATCCCCCTATCCATTTTACATGCCCATCCTTTTATTTTTTTACCATTTTTCACTGATGTTTCAATATATATCTTGCAACATTCTTCGTCAAAGTAATTATCTATTGATAATCCATTAATCTTTCTATTCCACTCTAATTTACCTTCCTCTTTAACCCACTCAACATCACTACTAATTTTTTCCACTTCTGGTAATAGTAGTTTTTCTAATCTTCCAATTTTTTGTTCTAATTCTTTTTTGTTCATATTATAGTCCTTTCCTTGCTTCTTTCTCTGCTTCTTTCTCTGGCTCTTCTGGTCTTTGCCATTCCATTAT